ACAGGGCAGACTGCTGAACTGATTGAGGGTTAGTTATGCCTTCTGGTCGGCCTTCTAAACCTATTGAGGTTAAGCGTAAGTTGGGGAATCCTGGTCAGCGTAAGTTGCCTGATCAAAATAGTATTCAAATGTTTGACCCTGCTGTTTATGTTCCTGAGCCTTCTCGGCCTTTGTTGAAGTATGGGCGTGAGTTTTGGGATAAGGTTTGGGGTGCTGGTTTGGGTTGGATTAGTCCTAATACTGATGTTGAGTTGTTGTTGATGACTTGTGAGCTTATTGATGAGCGTTGGAATCTTCGTATTCGTGTTATGCAGTCTGGTGATTGGCGTGAGCGTAGGGGCTTGAGAGATTTGGATGCTCGGGTTATTTCTAATTTGAGTTTGTTGGGGTTTACTCCTGCTGATAGATCTAAGTTGGGTGTTGCTGAGGTGAAGGCTATTAGCAAGATGGAAGCGTTGAAGCGTAGGGCTGATGAGCGAAATAATAGCTAAGTCTTGGCCTCCTGCTGTTGTTACTCCGGTTAGTTTGGAGTTTGGTTCTCGTGGTGCGGATGCTGTTGATTTTATTAATACTTTTGTTACTTTGACTAAGGATTCTGTTGCTGGTGTTGCTGGTGAGCCTATTCGGCTTCGTGCTTGGCAGGAGCGTTTGTTGGAGGAAACTTTGGCGTTGGATGAGAATGGGTTGTTTCAGCGTAGGACTGCTTTGTGGGGTAAGGCTCGTAAGAATGGTAAGTCGGCTTTGATGACTGGTTTGGGGCTTTGGTTTTTGTTTAATGGTGATGAGGGTGGGGAAGTTTATTCTTGTGCTGCTGAGAAGGAGCAGGCTCGTATTACTTTTGGGGATGCTCGAAAGATTATTGAGCGTGAACCTGAGTTGGCTGCGATGTGTAACATTTATCGGGATGTGATTGAGGTTCCTTCGACTGGGAGCATTTGGAGGGTGCTTTCTGCTGAAGCGTATTCGAAGGAGGGTTTGAATGCTAGTGCTGTTTTGTTTGATGAGGTTCATGCTTTGCAGGATAGGACTATGTGGGATGTTATGCAGTTGTCTATGGCTTCTCGTAGGCAGCCGATGATGTTGGCGACTACTACTTGTGGAGTGAAGTCGGATAGTTCGGGTCAGGATTCGACTGCTTATCAGTTGTATCAGTATGGTAAGCGTGTTGCTTCGGGTGAGATTGATGACCCTAGTTTTTATATGGCTTGGTGGGAAGCTCCGTTGGATGCTGATCATAGGTTGGAGGAAACTTGGATTTTGGCTAATCCTGGTTATGGGGATTTGAACTCTAAAGCTGATTTTGAGTCTATGGTGAAGAGGACTCCGGAGCCTGAGTTTAGGACTAAGCGTTGTAATCAGTGGGTTAGTTCTAAGAATGCTTGGTTGCCTGCTGGTGTTTGGGATACTTTGCAGGCTGATGTTGAGGTTGATGTTGATGCTGAGATTATGTTGGGTGTGGATGGTTCGTTTTCGGGTGATACTACTGCGATTGTTGGTGTGACTGTTCCTAAGTCTGTGGATGATAAGCCTCATGTGTTTTTGGTTCAGGCGTGGGAGAAGCAACCTAATGATTCTGATGATTGGCGTGTGGACACTATTGAGGTTGAGGAAACTATCAAGATTTTTTGTCAGAAGTTTAGGAATGTTCGTGAGATTGCTTTTGACCCTTTTCGTTGGCAGAGATCTATGCAGGTTTTGATGGATGATGGTTTGCCTGTTGTTGAGTATCCTTCGACTTCTCCTCGGCGTATGGTTCCTGCAACTCAAAAGGTGTTTGATGCTGTTACTGAAGCGACTTTGACTCATGACGGTAATCCTTTGTTGGCTCGCCATATTGATAACTGTGTGTTGAAGATAGATAATTTGGGTGCTCGTATTGTGAAGGAGTCTAGGGCTTCTAATCGGCGTATTGATGCTGCGGTTAGTTTTGTTATAGCCTTTGACCGTGCTACTAGTAAACTAGAGGATGAGGTTATTCCTCAGTTCTTTTTCTAAGGATTTTGATGTTATCTACGATTTTGCAGGCTTTTGGGATTGTTATCTTGAGTGTTGGTTTGGGTTTAGCTTGGTTGCCTTTGGGTGTTGTTGCTTTTGGTGCTGGTGTTTTGTTGTTTGGTTTGGCTGTTGAAAAGCCTAGTAAGGATTAGTTATGCTTCGTAAATTGGTTGAAGAGCGAAACATTTCATTTCAGACTATTTGGGGTGCAGGTGATTTAACTTCTTATGAATCTCAAGCTGCTACTTATGTTGATCAGCAGTCGGCTTTAACTTCTAATGCTGTTTGGGCTTGTGTCACTTTGATTTCTGACACTATTGCTACTTTACCTGTTGATTCTTTTGTTAGGCGTGATGGCATTAAGAAGCCTTATCGTCCTAGACCTGCTTGGGTGACTCAACCGGATGCGATGATTAACTCTGTTTCTTTTTGGCAGCAGTGCATGATTTCTTTGTTGATTGATGGTAATGCTTTTGTTCGTATTTTCCGTGACCCAAATAATGGCGAGATTTTGAATCTTATGGTTCTTGACCCTTTGAAGGTTCAGGTTTCTAGGTCGAATCTTGGGCAGAAGCGTTTTACTTATACCGGTGAGAATGGCCCTTTATCTACTGATGATGTTTTGCATGTTACTGGTTCTTTGTTGCAACCTGGTCAGATTAGGGCGAACTCTATTGTTGATAAGTTGAAAGAGAATATTGGTTTAAATATTGCTCTTGAGTCTTTTGCAGCTCGTTTCTTTGGTCAGGGAACTTTGATGCAGGGAATTATTGAGGTGCCTGGAACTCTTACTGCTGAGCAGGCGAAGAATCTGTCGGACTCTATGGATCGTATGCATAGGGGCTATAAGAGAGCTCATAAGACTGGTGTGCTTTCGGGTGGAGCAACTTTTAAGCCGACTACTATTGCTAATGATCAGTCGCAGATGTTGGATTCTAGGCGTTTCGCTGTTGAGGATATTGCTAGAGCGTTTAGAGTGCCTTTGAACATGATTGGTTTATCTGAGAAGGGTTCTAATGGGTATAACAACATTGAGCAGAATCAGATTGCTTTTGTGACTCATACTCTTAGACCTTGGATTGCTCGCCTTGAGGATGCGTTCTCTCGCCTGCTTCCTGATAGGGCGTTTATTAGTTTTAATACTGATGAGCTTTTGCGTGGGGACTATAACACTCGTATTACTGGTTATGCTTCGGCTTTGATGAATGGTTGGATGACTATAAATGAGGTTCGCGGTAAAGAGGATATGACTCCTATTTCTGCTGGAGATAATAATCGTGTTCCTTTGGCTAACATTGATGTTTCGGCCGCTAATTTGAGTGAGGTTGAGGGCAAGGTTGCTATGGCTCAAAAACTTATCACTATTGGTTTTGAACCGGAAGCTGTTTTGAAGTCGCTTGGTTTACCTGCGATTGCTCATACTGGTTTGCCTTCTGTGCAGGTTCAGAATCCGACTACTGTGCCTGATGGCAGTTATGCGACTGGAGAATAATGCCTTATTTTATTAAAAAGTCTGATATGGGTTGGGACACTGTTGATAAGGCAGGTAAAGTTTTGGGTTCTCATGTTTCTAAGTCGGATGCTATTAAGCAGATGGTTGCTGTTAGTTTGGCTGAGAAGATTGCTCCTGGTGGTGAGATGAAGTCGGTTGATGCTGGTTCTTCGACTAATGGATTAAATATGAAAGATGCTACAAGAATGATGGTTGATGGTGTTGGTGTTGTTGATTTAGATGGCACTTTGATTGTTGATGGTAAAACTAATGAGCCGGTCTATAAGTGGATTGATTTGGCTAAGAAGAGTTTGTTTATTGTTTCTGCTCGACCTGAGTCTGATCGTGAAGAGATTATTGCTGAACTGAATCGTTTGACTATTGAGTATCAAGAGTTAATTTTGAGTGATGGTTCGATTGGTTCTGCTCCTATGTTTAAGGCTGCTACTGTCGAGAATCTTGTTGATGAAGGTTATACCATTGAATATGTGATTGATGCGGATTCGGGTGCAAGGTTGGCTTATGAAGAAGCAGGTGTAAAGAATGTTTATGATCCAGAGAATCTACCAGGAGTTATTGAAGTGAAAAGAGATATGCCTTTGACTGAGGATTTACCTTATGCCGCTAGTGATGTTCCACCTGTGACTCCTGAGAGTGAGTTGGGTGAAAAGACTAAAGTTGATTTGGCTGAGGAACTTAGAGAGTTACTTGGAACTACTGTTAGCCTAAAGTTTTTGGCTCATGGTGCTCATTGGAATGTTAAGGGTGTTTTGTTCTCTCAATACCATGAGTTTTTTGGGGACATTTATCAAGACATTGATGATATTATTGACCCTCTTTCAGAGAATATTAGGAAACTGGATTTTGATAGTCCGTTTACACTTCCGCAGTTTGTTGCTGATACAGATATTGATGCGACTTTTGTTGGTGGAGATCCTGTTGATTTGAGTTTGGCTTTGTATAAGGCTATTGAGATTTATAAGGGTGATGTTGCTTACACAATTACTTGTGCTGATGCTTTAGCTGAGCAGGGTATCTATAACTTCTTGGCTGATGTTCAGGACAGAATGAGTAAATGGCATTGGCAACTTGGTGCTGTTATTGGTGATGCTAAGCGTGATGAATATGCGGTGGATGTTGAAGAAGCTGCTGAAGGTGTGACTGCTGAAGAATTATCTGAGGCTCCTGCTCCTGAGATGGATTCTAAGGATTTGGCTGGTCGTTCTCATCATGCAACTGTTGAGCGTAGGACTTTTTTCGCTCCGATTGAGATGAGGGCTGAAGGTAATGGCATGACTTTTACTGGTTATGCTGCTTTGTTTAATTCTCCTAGTGAACCGTTGCCTTTTACTGAGGTTATTAAGCCTGGTGCTTTTAAGCGTTCTTTGACTTCTCGTAATGAAGTGAAGTTGCTTTGGAACCATGATTCTGGAAGTGTGTTAGGTTCGCTTCGTGCTGGAACTATGCAACTTGAGGAAGATGCTAAGGGTTTGAAGGTTACTGCTACTTTGCCTGATACTCAGCTTGGTCGTGATGCTGCTGTTTTGTTGAAGCGTGGAGATGTTTCGGCTATGAGTTTTGGTTTCCGGGTTCCTGCTGGCGGTGATTCTTGGTCGGCTGATGGTAATGAGCGAACTTTGAACTCTGTAAGATTGTTCGAATGTTCTATTGTTGCTTTCCCTGCTTATCCTGCAACTGATGGCGAAGCTAGTGTTAGATCTAATAAGTCTTTGGCAGATAAGATTGCTCGTCTTGCTGAGATTCGTGGAGTTACTGCTGAAGAGTTAACTGATGCTTTGTTGGCTTTGGAATCTGGTGAAGATTTGAATGAGCGTCAAGGTGAGTTGTTGACTGAAACTTTGAGCAAGGTTTTGAAGAAGGATGAGTCTGTCACTAATCCTGCTCAGGTGCTTGATTTGAAGAAGAAGCAACTTGAACTTTTACTAAAAAAGGTTTAGGCTAAAACTCTCAGGCGGTTTCCTCTCGTTTTCTTGCCTGAGTAAAAAATGAGCTAATTCTTTTTTCCCCTGTCATCTTCCTTCCCGATGGCAGGGGTTTTTGTTTGTGTAAGATATTGATAACCCTAGATTTGGCTTGAGTCTAGTAATTCGGGTGCAACTCTTGTTGGAGTTGAATTGAGCCCTTATCTATTTGTGTGTGTCTTTTAGTCTTATAGAATTAAGTTGTCTATGTGTTAGCACTTGACCGGTTCAGAGTTAGCTCGGCCAAAAACTAATCTAATCATTTTAATGTTCTTTGAAAGGAACAACCCTTATGAGTGAATCTCAAAAAGCGGTAGATGACAAAAATAAACTCTTTCACCAGATGAAGGATCTAGTTGACTCTGCTGAGTCACGCGGTTCTTGGTCAGGCGAAGATGAGGCTAAGTTTGCTGAACTAAATAAAGCATATGAAGCTCGTGAAACTGTCATCAACCTTGAAACTCGCGAAGCAGCTGTAAAGGCTTCTATCGCTAAGTCTGCTATCAACTTTGAAGCTGCTGCTTCAGATAATGAGAGCGACATTCTCCGCAAGTTGGCTCTAGGTGAACTTCGTTCACACACTTTTGAAACTAGAACTCTTGCTCCATCTCTACCTAACTCAACACTTCCGATTCCAACTTCATTCTGGAACCAGATTATTACTGTTGCTCGTTTGGTAAACCCTCTGTTGGATCTTGGAACTGTAATCAACACTACTTCTGGTGAGCCTCTACAGATTCCTAGCCAGTCAGCATTCTCTACTGCAACTATCAAGGCTGCAGGTTCTGCGATTGCTAGCTCTGACCCTGGTTTCAACAGTTTCGTAACTCTAAACAGCTACAAGTATTCATTCTTGACTCAGGTCGCTAATGAACTTTTGAAGGACACTTCAGTCGATTTAGTTGGATATCTTGGCACTCAAGCAGGTAACGCTTTCGGTTACGCTCTTGGTCAAGACTTCATCAATGGAACTGGAACTGTTCAGCCAAAGGGTATCGTTAACACTGCAGCTACTGGTGTTGTCGGTTCTGCTTCTACAACTGCTGTTTCAGGCCCTAATGCTGTTGGTGGTTTCACTGCCGATAACATCTTCGACTTGATTTACTCTGTTGATGGTGCACTTCGTCAAAAGCCTTCTTTCGGTATTCTTGCTAACTCTACTTCTATCAGCCAGATGCGTAAGCTGAAGGATGGTTACGGTCGCTTTATTTTCGAGCCAGCTCAGGCTCAGGGTAAGCGTGACCTTGTTGGTGGTGTAACTGTTTATGAAACTCCTGCTCTTGCTTCTGCTGGTTCAGGTGTTGTTTCATTGATTGCTGGAGATCTTCAGGCCTTCACTATCAGAAATGTAAACGGTCTTCAGACTGACATCAGCACTGACTATGCATTCGGTTCAGATTTGGTGTCATATCGTTACCTCTGGAGGGCCGATGCCCAACTAATCCAGCCTACCCATATGAAGCTTTTCCGCGGTGGAACTGCTTAATAGGTAGTCAATAAGATTACTCCCCTCTTTCCGGTTGCGTAGGGCTGGATTGGGGGGAGTTTTCTATTATGCTGGTGTTATGACTAAAGCCGCTATTTCTTGGTATTCTAATTCGCTCAATCAGCCGACTGGTTATGGAACTCAGTCTAAGCAGGTGATTTCTCGATTAACTAGGGCAGGCCATAAGGTTGCTATGTTGTCGAATTATGGTTGTGAAGGTGTGAACACTGTTATTGAAACTGGTAACGGTAAGATTCCTCATTATTCGCGTGGTATGACACAATATTCGACTGATGTTTTACCTTTACATTTTGAGCATTGGTCTGCTGAGAATCCTAATTTGGCGAAGATTCTTATTACTCTTTATGATGTTTGGGTTCTCCTGGATAACCCTAGACTTGATACTTTACCTATTGCTTCTTGGGTTCCTATTGATCATCAGCCTGCACCTGAGAAGGTTATGCGTTGGTTGAGTAAACCGAATGTTACTCCTATTGCTATGAGTCTTTTTGGTAAAGCTATGATTGAGTCGCAGGGTGTTGAGTCGGAGTATGTTCCTCATGCTATTGAAACAAGGATTTTTAAGCCAACTGCTAAACTGCCGGAGGGTATTAGTGGGCGTGAGTTTGTTGGTGGGGAAGATAAGTTTGTTGTTGGCATGAACTTTGCTAATAAAGCAGGAGGATTCATACATAGGAAGGCTGTTGCTGAAAACTTTTTGGCGTTTGGTTTGTTTGCTCAAAAGCATGATGATGTTGTTTTATATATTCATTCCGATCCTTTTGGTCAGCAGTCTGGTTTTGTTTTGAGTAACATTTTGGCTGCTTGTGGTGTTCCTGCTGAGAAGGTTAAGTTTGTTGATCCTGTTGCTTATCAGTATGGGATTAGTCAGGAAACTTTGGCTGCTATTTATTCGGCGTGGGATGTTGGTTTGTTCACTAATTATGGTGAGGGTTTTGGTGTGCCTCAGGTTGAGGCTCAGGCTTGTGGTGTGCCGATTATTACTTCTAATTTTGCTGCTTCGGCTGAGTTGGCTGGCCCTGATTCGTTTTTGGTGAATGGTCAACCTTTGTGGGATGCAGGTCATAATGCTTGGTTTAATGTGCCGAATGTTCAGGGTATTGCTGATGCTTTGGAGCAGGCTTATCAGCGTGGTCGTAAAGATTTTCCGGATACTGTTGCTTTTGCTAAGAAGTATGATGCCGATAAGGTTTTTGATGAGGGTTGGAAGCCTTTGATTGAGAAGTTGATTGCTAAGGCATGATTCCTGTTTTAGGGTTTTTGACTTATTCGCGGTTTGACCTTGCCGATAGATTACTAAGCTCGATTGATTATCCTGTCAAGGATTTAGTTATTATTGACAATTCGGGTCGGCGTGAGTATGAGCCTGTGAAGCCTGATTTGGTTGAGCGGATGTGGTTTATTCAGGTTCCTCATGGTTTGGGTTATGGTGGGGGTTTGAATCTGATTGTGAAAACTACTCCTTTTGCTCCTTATTGGGTTTTGTTGAATGATGATAGTGTTTTGGCTCCTGGGGCGTTGCAAAAGATTTCTGAGCAGGTTGATACTGATGCGATCAACTTTTTGAGTATTATGCCTAAGTGGTCGGGGTTTGTTTTGGGTGAGGGTGCAGTGTTGAAGGCTGGTTTGTTTGATGAGCGTTTTCACCCGATTTATTTTGAGGATAATGATTATGAGCGTAGGTTGATGGCTAAGGGTGTGAAAGCTAAGTTTATTCATGCTGTTTTGCAGCATGATAATAGTTCTACTTTGAACTCTGGTTTTCATAGCCAAAATAATTTGACTTTTCAAAGGAACTCTCAACTGTTTGATAAGAAGGTTGCTGAAAATGATTTGAGTGAGGGTTTTTGGGATTTGGCTATTAGAAGGGCGAACTCTTGGGACAAATAGTTTATACCGGTGGAACTTTTGATTTGTTTCATTCTGGGCATGCTAACTTTTTAGGTTTGTGTCGTAAGCTCGCTGGTGAGGATGGCAAGGTTGTTGTGTCTTTGAATACGGATGAGTTTATTGAAGCGTATAAGGGTAAGCCGCCTGTTATGTCTTTTGAGGAGCGTAAGGCTGTTCTCAAGGCTTGTAGGTTTGTGGATCAGGTTGTTGCTAATACTGGTGGGGCTGATTCTAAGCCTGCTATTTTGACTGTTATGCCTGATTGGGTGGTTATTGGGGATGATTGGGCTAAGCGTGATTATTATGCTCAGATGCAGTTTAGCCAGGAGTGGTTGGATGGGTTGGAGATTGGTTTAGCGTATTTGCCATATAAGCAGGGGATTTCTACTACTGATTTGAAAAAGCGTATAGTCGCTAATCAAGTAAAATAGGAATAGATTTTAGGAGCTTATTTTGGCTATAACTAATGGATATTGCACTCTTGCAGATGTTAAGGCTGCTTTGCGTGTAAATGATACTTTGGATGATTCTTTATTAGAATTGGCTGTTGAGTCGGCTTCTCGCCTTATTGACGGTTATTGTAATCGCTATTTTTATCAGGGTCAGGCTGGCGAGGTTCGTTATTATCCTGCAACTGATTCATATATTTGTTGGATTGATGATGCTTCAGATATTACTTCTTTAGATACTTGTTCTAACCTTTACTATCTTTATGATGTTCACTGGAATGGTGATGTTCAGGCTAATGGTTCTAAGGATTATGAAAAGTTGCCTGTAAATGGTTACGCTAATGGTGGTTATTCACCTTATACAGCAATTAGAGCTGTAGGACACTATTTGTTCCCTATTCTTGGTGATAATGCTTTGGTGAAGGTTACTGGAACTTTTGGTTGGGCTTCTGTGCCAACTGCGGTTAAGCAGGCAACTATTATCCAGGCTTCTCGTATCTATAAGCGTTTAGAGAGTCCTCTAGGTGTTGCCGGTATTTCAGATATTGGGATTATGCGTGTTGGGCGTGGTCTTGATGGTGATGTTCAGCAGTTAGTTGAGCAGTATCGCCTTATGAGGACTAACGCTTAATGGCTTCTATCGCTGATCTTAGAGCAGGTTTGGTTGCTAATCTTCAAACTCTAAATAATTTGAGGGTTATTGCTACTTTGCCTGATAATGTGAATCCTCCTGCAGCTTTGATTAGTTTGGAGAAGATTGCTTACAATAGGGCTTTTCAAAAGGGTATGAGTGAATACACTTTTAAAGTTTCTGTTATTGTGGGGCGTGTTGCTGAGCGTGTTGCTCAACAGAATTTGGATGTTTATGTTGGTCAAGGTAAAGGCTCTATAAAGACTGCTCTAGAATCGGATAAGACTTTAGGTGGGGTTGCTTTTGATGTTTATGTTGCAGAGCTTTCCGCTTATGGCTCGGTGTCTTTGGGTGGTATAGACTATTTAAGTGCCGAATTCTCGGTTCAAGTATTCGCAAGTTAAGGAATAATAATGGCAATTTTTGTCGCAACAGACTTTAGCGTTAGCATCAATGGTTCAACTGCTTTGGCTTCATACCTTACTCAGGCTGAGTTGAAAACTTCTGCTAATGACATAACTACTACTTCGTTTGGATCAACATGGGTTACTCGTGTTGCAGGTCTAAAAGAGGGTTCTCTTACACTTCAGTTCAACCAGGATTATGCTGCTTCTGCTGTTGATGCTACTTTGTGGCC